CAGAAAAAATAGCTTGTTTTGTAGCAAAGCGTTGTTTTACATCAAAAAAATCTTTTTCTTTTTCAGCTTCCGATTTTCCAGTCAAAAGTTTACAATACGTTCCACTATAATCAGAAATGTATGATAAATTCAAAATAAAAGAAACAGTTTGAACTACCTCTCCTGGTATTTCATTGAAAGCTCTTGCTCCAAGATGCAACATATTAATAACCCTGTAGCTTAAAAGTTTTTCTCTCAATCGCTCATATCCTGCAATAAACATCCACACCTGTTGTGTAATCATCGCTTGATATCCATTTTTCTTTGCCATATATCCACAATGTTCAATAAATACCGCAAATAAGTCGCTCTTGCTATCTGGATAATTCTTTTTTACATAATTCGACAGCTTTGAACTCATACCTGACGCACTCATATACGGCGGGTTCGTCACAACCACATCATATTTATGTGCCAGTGCTTCCGCCACTTGTACCAACGGCAGTAATTCTCGCAGTGCTGCTTCACGAGAGATATGAATATCCTCCTCAATTTCCGCAAAGCGGTCATACAGCGCAGACCAGTCCTGCGGTGTAACCGTCAGAATCGAGCCGTATTCCTTTGCATCATGCAGTTCACTGATGATGGTTTCCATAGCCGCTTTCCGCTTGGCATCCCCATTACAGAAATACTCAAGTGCATATTCATCATAATTTTTATGCTTTTTTCCATCCTTATCAGTATGTCCGCTCTCTGCAATGGCATACGCATGGGGCTGAATGCCACGGCTGAAGAAGCGGCGATCATACTGACGCCCTTTCATCATTACCGCAAAGTATGCCAGCTGATAGGCTCTTTGGTCAATATCCAAACCATAAATATTGTGTTCCACGATTTCAAATGCTGCTTCTCTCTTATCGTATCCGACACTTTCATAGATATCCATCAGCACATCAAACATTGCAATCAGGATATGTCCACTTCCCATACATGGATCGGTTGCCCTTACAAAATTGATACAATCACACGATTGCCCCTTTTGTACTCGTGAACGATGAACACTGTGTGCATTATGAACGATACGCACAGTGTGCAAGGTGTGTGCATAATCGAACGATAACTTTTGTGCGTACATCGGCAAGACTCCTTTCTCAGAATTTTATCAGTTTACGACAAATGATCCTTGTACCACTCGATTATCGCATCTCTGTCTGAATCAAAGAACTGTGTCGATACAAACAAATCCGTACCCTTAAACTGTATCGGTTTGGCACGATATCTCTTCTGGGCGGAATTCCCCATATTATCCGTTCTGCTATCAGCCAAGGCCGGATAATCAGTAGCGTTAAATAGTCCTTTCGTATAGCCCTTGGTTTTAAGCTTTTTTATTTCAGAATCTTTGATCATCGACCTCTTGATTAATTCCTCAATAAAATTGTAAAACAGCTTTGCTACAGGAATCATTCCATCTTCCCAAGTGTCTTCGTTATTTATGTCGAACGGAACCTCGGATAAAGAGAAACTAAAATCATCTGTTTCCACTCTCATTTTCACAAGAAGATCCTTGATAAAGGAAACTATGTTGTTCGCAGACAAATTCGTTTCATAGTATATTCCGCTGCTGTCGATTTGCTTTGCCTTACGAAGTTTTCTTTCATCATTTGAGATGTAAATTTTTGTGGCATTCACTATAGAATAGTCGCATGCCGCAAGTTCTGTTATTGTTTCTGCATCCAAGTCATATGCAATGGATATTGTCTTCGTAAGCAAATCCGCCCAGCTTGTAACCTTGGTATGCTCCCCAAGGAAGACAATTTCTGACGGTTTTGTGTTAGCAAAATCGAAATCACTATTTACTCCAAACGCCAATTCATCAGTATAAGAATGCATATCTACATATGTGAATTCACGCAGCAAAATATCAGAAAGCGTATCTGCTCTGTGAAGTATAGCAGCTTCATTCCATCTATCTGCCGACAGAACCTCTTTATTAAGAATGTTTGCTTTCGAATTATCTTTGATAATTTTTTTCTTCTCTGCAAACGGTTTTGTCCCCAATTCACTGTTGTGACCTGTTATCGTAAGATTACCGAGCGTATGCAAGTACGTTTCATATACACTGCTGTAATCCTCTCCGACTTCTTTCTTCCACGCAACGGCGTTTACCTTTTGCGGCAGAATATGCTCGATTGTCAAAGTACTTACATCAATATGCTCTCTCGTTGAGTTTTCAATCACCGACAAAAGATACTTGCATATATTCTTGGTATAGAGCGGTTTGTATATGAGTGCATCCTTAAATTCTTTATCGGTCGGCATACGGTCATTTGTTCTGATATCATTCAAAAATGCAACAAATTTTTCCAAGTAATTGTCATATCCATTGTCGATTACTCTGCCATAAAGAGACTTCATAAATTTGGCCATATTTTTGTTAATCTCGCAGGCATTCGTTCTTACAAAGTATGTGAGCAGATAGCTTAACACTTTGCACAGCGTATCTTCATCAATGTTATTTTCCTCAAAGTCATCAAAGATCTTAAACAACAACGGAAGAACAGTCGTTTGCTTAATGGTGTTAAATGCATTCAGGTATTTCATGATTTTAGGACTGTAGCAGTTATTTTCGCCAATAAAAGCCCCATAGTATTTTGATGTTCTTCGTAAACCTGTCAGAACATCCTCATGGCTGAGACCATTGCTTTCACAATGTTCCTTAAAAAGCCGATATGCATTCTTGCTGTTCACGGATTTTGTAATCTGTGAGTTCAAATAATTGATGACAAAGTCACCCAGATTGCGATAGCCAACATTTCTCTCCATTACCAACCAGTACTCTTCATACAACTCTTCTTGCTTGACATCGTCCATGAGCAGATAGTTGCGGATCAAATCAGCAAGGCTTAATTCAAGGCCTGTTGAGTTGATAGATTCAAATATTTTTTGTGGCTGATCGCCTTGTAGCTTGTCGAGTATGATCTCTACAATTTCCAATTTCTTTATGCCATTCAAGATATCAGCCAAATCGTATCCGTCCGCCAGTGATTTTTCAATCAGATTCTTAAAAATAACGTAGTTCTTATAGACGTTGGAATTCCTATCCATATCATCTATTTTGTCTTTGACCAGAAGAGTCAGCTGCTTATTGTCCGTCTTGACCGGCTTCAACTTTACCTTGTATTTTTCGTCACAATGGCGATTAAATATTACATCCGCAATCTCGCTCTCAACGCTGACAAGCACACCCTTCGATGCATCATACAATGCCTTAAGCAAAATGTATATTGTGGTTATGCGTTGTTGACCATCAATGATTAAAACCACATTTAATCCGCTGCCGCCGTTCTCATCATCTATGTAAACCACAGTACCCGTAAAATGCTGGCAATCCTTATCAAAGGCGTTCATAATATCTTGATATAACTTTTCACATTCAATATTCGACCAATCATAATTTCGCTGATAGACTGGAACCTTAAATACTCTTTTATTCTTTTCCAAGACATCTGAAAATAGCCACATTCTATTTGCTTTCATCACTTATCTCCTTATCTTACGGTTGATTTTCTCTTTTTACATATGTAAGTTCCACATCGTAACCAAGCTTTTCTAACATCTGCAGGAATGTGTTATTTACAATTCCGTCTTTCTTTTTTATCAGGCGATTTACATAGGACGGCGTGGTTCCAACTTCTTCGGCCAGTTTTGCCTGCGTGGTCGCAGCTTCTATACATTTCACCTTTACATCGACCTCTATATTATTCTTCAGCATTCTTCCACCTCGTCTGTTTTCCATTTGAAACATATTTCACTATAAGTGTAATTTATTATAACACAGAAATCGTTCTCTTTCAATTACCGTTCCGCATTGTTTACAGTCCGTTCGTACAGTGTCGTATCTGCTTCATATCTTATTCTACTTTCATCTCAGTGCCGTCCTTGAACACCACTGTCACATCTTCCCTGCTCTTTACTACAATTTTCTCCACCAGACTGCCCCAAATGGCATCGTCAAACTCTGTAATAATGCCTGTCTGGTCTTTTAGGACTGTGATGAATCTGCCCATCTGTTCATACCTTGCTTCGTTGTCAGTAATTGCGGTGCTGACTTCATCGTACTGTGCTTTCAGCCGGTCATAGCGTTCAACCAAGGCATTATAGCGTTTATTGTAATCATCCTGGTCTTGTGCCACTCGTGCATTCTCCACTACTGCGTTCTGCGTAAGTTCTACCGTTACAGCGATTTCTCCCTGCAGGGCATCACGCTTGGTTTCCAGTTCAGAATTATCACAGAGCATCTTTCGTATCATTTCTGTGTTGGCAATGATCTCATCCTTTTCGGTAATCAGTCGGTTCATAGCCTTTATGAAATACTCCTTGATTTCATATTCCGTCAGGTGCGGAGTGGAGCATCCTGTCTTGTTTCGGAATTTATTATTGCACTGGTAGATAATGCGGCGGTACTTGTCGTTGGAATGCCACACTTTGGGACCATACCAGCCGCCGCATTCCGCACACTGCACCTTGGTGGAGAAAATACTGACTCCGCTGTAGCGTTCTTTTCCTTTGTTTCGCTTTGCAATTTCAGCCTGCACCAATTCAAAAATCTGCGGGTCAATGATTGCTTCATGATTATTTTCCACATAATACTGCGGCACTTCGCCTTCGTTGGTTTTCGTCTTCTTTGTCAGAAAATCCACTGTGTAGGATTTCTGCAGCAGAGCATCGCCCTTGTATTTTTCATTGGTAAGAATACTCCGCACCGTTGACTGATTCCATTTATCCTTGCCGCCGGGTGTCTTGATGCCGCGTTTGGTAAGTTCTCCGGCAATGGTATGCATGGTCATTCCGTCCAGGAACAGCTTATAAATCAGCTTTACCGTTTTGGCCTGCTCCGGCACCACTACAATCGTTCCGTCCGGTCCTTTCTCATATCCAAGGAAACGGCTGTAAGCAAAGCTGACCTTTCCGTCTGCAAAACGTTTCCTGTGTCCCCATGTGACATTCTCCGAAATGGAACGGCTTTCTTCCTGTGCAAGGGAACTCATGATTGTGAGCAGAAGTTCTCCTTTGCTGTCGAAGGTCCATATATTCTCCTTTTCAAAATAACACTCGATGTTATGTTCCTTCAATTTTCGGATGGTCGAGAGTGAATCCACCGTATTTCTTGCAAATCGGCTGACCGATTTTGTAATGATAAGGTCAATCTTTCCTGCCAGGGCATCGGCGATCATCTGGTTGAATCCATCGCGGTGTTTGGTGTTGGTGGCACTGATGCCTTCGTCAGAATATAATCCTGCAAACTCCCAGTCATCTCTGCCTTTAATATAATTTGTGTAATAATCCACCTGTGCTTCATAGCTGGTCTGCTGATCCTCATGGTCAGTACTGACGCGGGCATATCCCGCAACCCTGCGTTTTTTCTTACTGTCCACAGGCTTTGCGGTGAACTTATTGATAGTGGCAGGAATCGTGGTTACTTTTCTTTTCGCCATTTGTCTCCACGCTCCTTCCTAAGTTGCTTGACTCTTTTACTCATTTCCTGTCGTGCTTCCGGTGTCCAACGGCTTTTCGTTACCTGTCTCATATATTCCTTGTATTCTTCTGTGTGCGGAAAGCCTTTTTTCTTTTCTTCGTAGTTACGATTCTCTGTATGTCCATCCTGAAAATAAAATGTAACTGTACCTTCCTTTACAATGGCTTTCTCCATCACTGCATCCATCTGTTCTTCGGAAAACTCCTCGATACCAAGCACATCACACACCAGCTCCTGCATAGTCGAGTGCTTAATTCCTGTATTTCCGCAAGATTTGCAGCACCTCCAATACCGTTCCTTCGTGCCATCTGCATATGTCGTTCCCTGGCTGCGGTAATTTTCTCCGCAATTTCCGCACTTAATAAATCCCGTAAATTCGTTGTAAAAAGCTCGGTTGGGATTTTGGGCTTTATTTTTATGCCTTTCGCCCCATTCCTTTCTGCGCTCCTCTGTCCACCAGTCTGTTTTCGCCGTAGATGCCCATTTTCTCTGCTGAAGCGTTCCATCCTTAAAATGGAACTCAAGCGTATCCTCACCAAGGACGATGATCTGTTGGATTTTTTCTGTAAAGACCATTTCATCAAACACTTCAAGCCCTAATGCTTCAGTGCAAACGGCTTTCAGTTTCTTTTCCGGTATGCTTTTGGCACTGCAGAATTTTGCTCCTTTATCACTCTTGGTGCGGCAAATCCAAATGTAGTAAACTTCATTTGGATCTTTTCTTTGCCGCTTTCCGCTTCTGCGGTAATTCTTCCCACAGATAGGACACTTAATTTTGCTTGTAAAGCAGGATGTGTTGATACTCCAATTTGCAAACACTCCCAGTTCTCTTCGCCGTTGGCGTTCTGCCTGAACAGCTTTGTAAGTTTCCAGTGGAATAATCGCTTCATGCGTGTTTTCTACCCAATATTGCGGCATCTCTCCGCGATTGATTTTTGATTTGCCTGTGATAGGGTCTGAAACATATTCCTTCTGAAAAAGCAGGTTTCCAGTGTAAGTAACATTGCTCAGAATCTGTCTGATGGATGTATTGCCAAAATGCTGTCCCTTATAAGATTTAACACCCATCTGTTCCAGTTTCTTTTCGGTACTTTCTGCTGATAACCCGTTCAGGAAATCATCAAAAATCATTTTCACGATTTTGGCTTCTTCCGGCTCAACTACAAGATGATCGCCTTCCCAGCGGTATCCGTAGATTTGGAAGTGTCCATTCGGAATGCCCTGTTCGAAGCGTTTTCTCGTACCCCATTTCACATTTTCGGAGATGGAACGGCTTTCTTCCTGTGCAAAGGATGCCAGGATAGAAAGCATCAGCTCTCCGTCACTGCTCATGGAATTGATATTTTCCTTTTCAAATCTCACTTCCACGCCGATGTCTTTTAAATGTCTAACCGTTTCCAACAGGTCAACGGTATTTCTTGCAAAACGCTGTATGGATTTGGTGAGAATAATATCAATCTTTCCTGCTTCACAGTCGGCTATCATACGAAGGAACTCCGACCGCTTAGCGGTGCCGGTTCCACTGATGCCATCGTCCGCGTATACGCCTGCAAATTCCCATTCCGGCTTTTTCTGAATCAGTGCGTTGTAGTAACTGATCTGTGCAGAAAGGGAATGGTGCATCCTCTCGGATTCCATCGAAATTCGTGCATAGCCCGCAACCTTTTTCTTTGCCGCAACTGCTGGCATGGTCGGCTCTATTTTGCTTATTTTTCGCACAAAATCAACTCCTTTCGCTACTATATATCACTCTGAACGCCCGTTATAGCAAGTCAATGTCGGCAAATAATGTACCCAAAGTTGGCTGGTATTTTTCCTGCATTTTTGTATCAATTACAGCGTATTCTTTCTTCGATATCAGGCTGTTTCTCAGCATCTTTCTTGCTATGCTCATGGTAGTCTGATACAGCTTTTCTCTTGCCATCTGTTCTTTACTCATCACTGTCACCGCCAAATCTGTGAGCAATATAACAGCTGTGGGAGCAGTATTTTCTGCCGCTGACAGCCACAAAGTGTTTATGGCAGTTTGGACATTCCGTCTCCTTTGCTTTTTTATGCTGAACCAGTTCCCTGTGAGAATTCCACCACTTCATTCGGCATTGGTCTGAGCAGAACTTTTTCAGCTTTCTTTTGCTGTCCTGCGGCACTGCCACACCGCACTGCAGACAGAAATACTCTGTTTCTTCTGTCTGCTTCGGAATTTCTGTGATTTCAACCGGCTTTGTCAGATTATTCCTGCGGCAGTACGACTTTACCGTATTCTGTGAAATGCCAAGTTCCTGTGCTATTTTCAAATATCCGATGCCTTGTCTGCGAAAGGATAGAATCTGCTGTTTCTGTGATTCTGTCATGCTGTGACCTCCGTTCCGAGGGTGCATATAGTGTTGTCTGCCCTCTACAGGTGAAAGGACAAAAGGTCACTCTTTAAGAACCGAAAAGCAAAAAAATAATGCCCACCAAGGAATTAACTCCTCTATGGGCATTACTGCTGTGTGGTTATTCAGTTATCTGAGCAGTTCATTGATACGTTTCTGTACTGCAGAATAATCGTATCCTGCTACTATAAGTTTCTGCCTTCTCTCTGTTCCGTTGCCCCATTTGCCATGAATCACTTCACGAGCAATGGCATCTACAGATTTCTTTGCTGTGGCAGTCGGATAGATCTGCTTGCCGTTAGCATCAAATACAGCATAACCGTTGTTACTGTCAGCACATTTCTTTGCGTTATCCAGACTCTTGAACGCACCCTTCTGCGCCTTGGCATCTGCCCAGGACTTACGCACACGATAGAGTCCCGCTGCCGGAGCAGATGGTGTAACAGTGCTGCCACCAAGATTGGATGTGACCTTCGCCGCCAGATTGCCAAGCCTTGCATAGAGCCAGTTTCCGGGGCAGCTTTTATTGGCAAACCACCGATGCACCGTCAGCACCATTTCATCGGACTTCGGTGCGTAGTTCAGTGTTTTG